TAGATTTAACAACTGTTTCTTTTTCTTCCATTTGACCTGATACCCAGCTCTCCATATCTTCATTAAAGGTAACTCTAGTTTCATGTTTTGTAAATTCATCTATTATTGTATACCAATATGGTGTAGGCCATAGTATTTCTTGCCTTATAGTTTTTCTAGGTAACTCTTGTTTAGGCATTACTCACTAGCCTCCACATATAACTCTTTAGCAAACTCTTTTAGTTTATGTTTATCTAAATCTGTGTCTACCTGGTCAATATAGTTTCTTAAAAATGTTAGTGTGTCTTCGCCTTGTTCTAATACGTCATCTCTAACGGAAGATTTAATATCAGTAGGGTCTTCTACTATTACCAACTCATGTACATTTATGTCATTGTAAAACTTCTCTATAAGTTTGTTGTACATTTCTTCTTTTGTTTTTTGAGATACAATTAACTTAACAAAACAATCATTATAGTTATCAAGTCTTTGGTGTGTATAGTCATAAGTCGTATCATCATATACAAACTTTTTAAATATTCTATGTGGATTTTCAACTCTTTCTAACTCTCTTGTATTTGTATCAAAGATATGAAAACCTTTAGGGCATTTATAATCTGACCACATAATCTCGTATTGTGTGCCTAGATAAAAGATATGACCATCATCTGATTTTTTGTGAAAGTGGCCTGATAATACTTTTTCAAATCTTCTAAACTGTTCTCTACTTAAACCATGTTCATTCATGTGGCCACCATGCATTTCAAAACCTTTTATCTCTAAATGTCCAAAACATATGTCGGCATTTGAGTGATCTATGGCATGTATTGAGTCATCATAGTTGTCATCACAAATCCATGGTAAGAATTGTATTTTAGTACCATCAAATTCTACCTCTCTTGGTTGTGTATATATTTTAACATCTGGCCCTATATTTAAATTCTCTATGGCATTTACTTCATTTGTGTTTTTATAATAAGTGTCATGGTTACCAATAATAATATGTGTATCTATTTTTAAATTAGTTAATCTATGCCAAAAATTTTCTCTAAAGTTGTGTGCTGTATTATGGTTTATAAACTTTCTTCTATCAACAACATCACCTAGGTGTACAAGTGTTGTTATGTTGTTTGCTATTAGATACGGAAAAAACACCTCATCATAAAACTTGTTTTGATATTTTATAAAGGCTGGGTTATCGTTTCTACAACCAAAGTGTGTATCGTTTAATAATGCTATCTTCATAATGATTTATAATAATCGTTTGTTTTTACCATAAAAGGCATGGACTTTGCTACTGCTGTTGTAATTTCTTCATAGTGTTGTTTTGTTCTATCATATAAATTATAATCTATTAGTTCTTGTTTTGCCATTTTAGAATCAAATAGTTTCATGCCTATACCAATCTGATACCATAACACATTACCTATATTATAGAAGTCATTACCTTTATCATTTATATAATCAATGTGTCTTGGCATTCTATCTTGCCATATACTCATTAGTTTTGTTAATCTAGTAGACCATCTATTTGATGATGATGATTCTTTCCAAAACTCTGTATCTTCTCTAGGAGTAATATAATGAAACACAATAAAATCTCTTATGTTATCCCACATTTGGCCCATTTCAGAGTTATATTGATCTTGTAAATACTCATTCTCAAACGGCATATCAGGTTTATAATAATTTTCAATAAAGTGTGTGATTTGCATAATAGTAGCGTGTATAGATGTTGCCTCTAAAGGTTCTATAAAAGCACTTGATAATCCTGTTGACACCACATTTTTACACCACATTTTTTCTTGTCTGCCGGTTTTAAATTTTATCTTTCTTTGTACATCTATTTTTCTATTTAATACTTTTGATATTTCATCATGTGCTTTGTCAAAGTCAATAAACTTGTCACTAAACACATAACCACAACCTAATCTCTCTTGTGTTGGTATCTCCCACAGCCAACCATACTTTTGTGCCCAAGCATGAGTATAGTTTCTAATAGGTTCATCTGATACATAATTAAAGTTTAAGGCACTATTTACTAACAAGTTATTTTCATATGATATCCAATGGTTTTTTTCAACCTTATCTATTAATACTTTGGCAAAACCAGAACAATCTATAAACAAATCACCCTTTATTGTCTTACCTTTTTTAGTTTTTAAACTTGTTACAATACCCATGTTGTTTTGTTTGAAACTAACTACTTGATCGTCAATGTATTTACATTTTTTAGTGTTTATGGCTTTTCGTTTTAGATATTGACCTACTTTATAAGTATCTAAATGATATGCCACATTTATTTCTTCAGCGTAAACACTACGGCCATCTTTCATCATGTGTAGTTTGTTTTCTCTCATTAGACTAGATTGATATGTTTTATCGTAATCTAAATTATCTGCTACATGATATATTCTATAATTATCATAATCTTTGTGTGGATAATTGTATTCGTTTGAATAGTTGTCGCCTATAGGTGAATAGAAAGATTGCCCTTTTTTATACCAATCAGTATGTTTTATACCTAGTTTAAATGTTGATGATGTTTCTTTTAAAAATTCTTTTTCGTTTACGCCTGTTATATTAGGGTTTAAGTTTATTAGATCATTAAAACGGCCAGTTGTGCTTTCACCTACACCAATAATAGGTATCTCTGGTGTTGCCACTACAGTTATCTTTGTAGTAGGGTGTGTTTTGTTGATGAAATGGTGTGCTGTTGTCCAGCCAGCCGTTCCACCACCGACTATTACGATATTTTTAATTCTCATTAAGCAAAAAATTTAGATGATGTACTTTTCTTTTTCTTTTTAACTGGTTTCTTTTCTTTCTTTACAGGTTCGTCCATTCTCATATTCTTTTGTAAATACTCTTTGAATTGATTTTTAAACTCTCTGTCTTCACCTGGTTGTAAAGTAATATCATCATAATTATTATCCATTATTAGTTTCTGTTTTATTGTTACTTGTTTCTTTTCTTTTTGTATTCTTCTTACAAAAGCAAAGTATATTATTTGTGTAAAGTAGGCAAATGGGTTCTTTGATTTTGAAGGATTGAAGTTGTCAAGGTACTGTAAACAGTTTTCTATACCATCAGAGATCATATCATCTCTAAATGTATAATTGATAAAATTAGGTCTGTAAGATAGGTGATTCGCTATCTTTAAGAAACAACTGCCAATGTAATCTGTCACTGGTGGCTTTTCTAGTTTTTCTCTTTTTGCTTTGTTAACTGCCTTTCGGTAACCTTTCATGGCCTCCAGAAACTCAGCATTGTTAACATAATGTTCACTTTTCTTTTTTGTTTTTGTCATAATTATAATATACTATATCTTGTTTAAAAAGTCAATGTTATCCCTATTTTAAATCAGCATTGACTTTTGAATAAAAATACCTATAATGGAGCGTGTAGCGATTTGAGTTGAGGATACTCCAGCTAGTGGATAGTACCTGGCCCACTATTACCATCATCAAAGTCATCATTAAATTCATCAAATATCTCATTGATCTTAGCGTTTTCTTGTTTAGAGAACATTGTCTTTTTATATCTATCTTCTCTTTTCGGGGCTTCTAGCTTCTGATATTCATTACTCATATGTTCAAATGATTTAATCATCTCGGAAGAGGCGTTTGTGATGGTCATTATTTTTTTTATTGGGATAGTTATAATCTCATCATTCGTATAGGCTGCCCATTTAATTAAGGCCACATAATCTTTAAAACCTTGTGGTGTTAATTGAGGTACATACTTGATCAATAAAGGCTTAACTAATCTAAGCAAGCCAGATTTTTCAGGTAGTTGTTCTTTTGGAAAGGCACAGACTATATCATCGCCGTTGTCTAGTTTAATAACTTTTACTTGTTGCATTACTTTAACTCCACATTATGGATTTCGTATTCAAAGTTCTCATCACTGTAAATATTTATCCGTTCTCTGAAATGAGCCAGAGTATAATTTTCTTTTTCATTATAGGTCAAATCGTCTGAAATATCGTATAGTGTGGCAGAACCATTATTATCCTTTAATCTTAATCCTCTACCTATTGATTGTAAATTTCTTATACGAGATTTACTAGGGCTACTAAAAACAATATTGTGTAAATTACGGATATTGATACCAGTAGAGAACGTACCGTAACTAGCGATAATAATTGCGTTATCAGACTTCTCTGTGATGGCTCTAATCTTTTCTCTTTCATCAGCTTCTACTCCTCCATGAACATAAAAAATGTTGTGTTTATCGGCCTTTTCTTCAATTAGTTCTTTTAATATCTTGCCGTGTTTTTCAACATATTGGAATAGACACAAAGTATTACCTTGTAAAGATAAGGTCAGGTTTCGTATGTATTTATTACGTTTCTCATTTGACACCAAATAATCCATTTCTTCCTGATATGTTTTATCTTTTAACATATGACTAGCATTCTTATCATGTTTCAATATCAAACATATAATTTTTAAGGCTGCCAACTTACCACTTTCTTGTAACTCACTTGTTGATACTACCTTGTTGACTGTACCAAACAGTCCTTCTAATACTAACTTGTGTGTTTTGGTACCATCTAAAGTACCTGTAAGGCCTATTCTATACTTACACTTTAGTAGTTTAGTCATAATTTTTGTGAGTGAAACTGCCTTAAATAAGTGTGCCTCGTCACCTATGACCATACCAAAGTCTTTAAACCATGTTTTTGGTAGATTATATACTGATTGCCAAGTAGTAATTATTACTCTTTTGTTTGTTTCTTTTTCGTGGCCTTGATAGATTTTATGTACGTTTCTTTCACTATTATAACCATAATCTTTGAAATCTTTAAACAATTGTTCTACTAGTGATGTTGTAGGTACTATAATAAGTATCTTGTTTTGTTTGGATTCTTTAAGTCTTAATAGATTAAATATCAACATTAGATAGATAATTAAAGATTTACCAGAGGCTGTTGGTGATAATAGTAAACACCTATCAGTTTTAATAGAGTGTACAAAGGCCTCTCTTTGATAATCTCTAACTTCTATATTAGGTATTTTTAAAGCTTTTATAAAGTTATCTATATGTTTTTCATCAACCTTTGTTTCTTTAATCTTTGTGCCATCAACAACTTGTACATTGTTGTCTTCACACCATTTTACTATGTAAGGGTATAAACCAGCATAAATTTTACCGGTGGCATAACTAAACAATCTAATCTTTCCGTCCCACACTCTACTTCTATATTGAGGCATAAACTTAAAACCTGGTACTTCAAACGTAAAGTATTCGCCAAGTTCTCGCCTAATATCAGCGTCAGCTTCTATTTTTAAATAGACTTCATCTGGTTTATCAATGATTAAATATCGGGTTGTAGTCATAATCTTTAACTACTTATGTCGCTTACTTTTATGAAGTTCAGCGTCTGCTTTTGCCATGGCTGCCATCTTTTT